AACAAAGGATGTTACTACTAGACATGGCAGCACAATTCACTATAGTTAAAAGAAAAAACCACAATGACTTCATCACAAGTACAAGTAAACGAAACCCCACCAATGTCTGCACAGGATATAGAAGGCCTGAAAGATGACAATGGTTTAATTGCAGGAAAGTTTAAAACTGTAGAAGATATGGTTAATAGTTATAAAGAACTCGAAGGTAAGCTAGGTGGTATTGAAGATAGTAAGCCTGAAGAATCTACAGAAGAGACACCTAAAGCTGAAACAGAAGAGACACAAGAAGAATGGAATCCTAAAGAAATTTATGGAGAAGGATTAGCTTCAGTATTAGAAGAAGTTGGTATAGATACAAAAGAAATTACAGACACATTTACAGACACAGGTAAGATCACAGAAGATCACTATTCAAAGTTAGAAGAAGCAGGATTTTCTAAGCAAGTAATTGATACTTATTTAGATGGTATTAAAGGTAGTGCTAGTTCTACTGAAGATATAAAACAATCACAGTTAGAAGATATACAGTCAGTTGTAGGTGGGGAACAAGGCTATGAAGAACTTAAAAACTGGACACAGAACAACTTACCTGCTGAAACTTTACAATCATTCGATAAGATTTTAGATACACAAGATCCTGCTATAATTAAAATTGCAGTTCAAGGTTTTGCAGCACAGATGAGAGAAGCCGAAGGATATGAACCATCTTTAATTAATGGTAGAAGTCCAACTTCTGCAACTAATACATTCAAAACAGCAGCAGAAATACAAACTGCTATGAGTGACCCAAGATATAATAGAGATGAAGCTTATACACAATCTGTATATAATAGATTAAAGGACAGTACTGTATTAAACAATGGCTAAAAAAGGACTTTACTACAACATCAACAAACGAAAGAAGTCTGGTACTAGCAGATCAAAAAAGGATAGTACTATAAGTGATAAGGCATATAAGAATATGCAAGCAGGGTTTCCTAAGAATAAAAAGAAATTAAAAATGAGCAAATAATTTAAGTTAATGTTATATTTTTATTAAGCTACTATTTGCTGTAGTTCATGTCTTCTCGCAGAAAAACTTTATCTCTCAGAAAGTCTGACAAGAATCCAACAGGAGGATTATCAGAAAGTGGAAGACGAAGGATTAATGCTGCTACAGGTTCTAAGTTGCAACGACCTGTCACTAAAACAAGTGGGCTTTCTAAACGTGAAAAAGGTAGGAAAAAATCTTTTTGTGCGAGGATGAAAGGTAACAAAGGAGCCATGAAGAAACCAAATGGTAAGCCAACTAGGAAGGCTCTTGCTCTACGCAAGTGGAATTGCTAGGCTCTCATAATACAAATCTACATATTAAAGTGCCTGACAACCATGTTGCAGATAACGCTTTAAAACAAGGTAAGTAGGACAGAGTAAGTACAAACAAATTATTTACATTATTAGCATTAATTATGGCTAACCAAACCTCTTCTCGTTTGGGTCTTGTAAACAATAGTGGTACAAACTTTAACGAACTTTTCCTTAAAATTTTTAGTGGCGAAGTTCTTACAGCGTTTGCTCAAAACAACATTTTTACTGAGCAACTCCACTCTGTTCGCACGATCACAAGCGGAAAATCAGCCAGTTTTCCAGTTTTAGGAACTGCAACTGCGGCTTATCATACGATTGGCACACCTCTCGTAGGAGCAAACCAAATCTTAGCTAATGAAAAGATCATCAACATAGATGATATGCTCATAGCTCAAGCAGTAATCGCCAAGCTCGATGAATTAAAAAATCATTATGACGTAAGAGCGACCTATAGTGCGGAATTAGGAAAGGCTTTAGCAAAAACGTATGATCAAAACGTAGCGAAGGTAATCGCTAATGCGAGTCGTGCATCTACTACTCTTACAGGTGGAGATGGCGGTCTTGTATTAACACTTGCTAATGGTAATACTGCTACAGCAAACGTAACAGGTGATGAACTTGTTGCTGCTATCTATGATATAGCTCAAGAGTTTGACTCTAGAGATATTCCAACTACTGATAGATTCTGTGTGTTACCACCTGCGGAATACTACAAGATTCCTGAATCTGCTACCAGAGTAATGAATACAGATTTCAACCCACAAGGTAATGGATCTGTAGCTGCTGGTAATGTTACACAAGTTGCTGGTATTCCTGTAATGATGTCTAACAACGTACCTCAATCAAACGTGGGATCTAACCCAAGTGGAGCTAACAACACTTACTCAGGTGACGATAGCAAAACTATTGGATTGGTCTTCCACAAATCAGCAGTCGGAACTGTAAAACTACAGGACATGACAACTGAGATTTCAGGTGCAGACTACGGAATGATGTATCAATCAACATTACTTTTAGCGAAGTATGCACTTGGTCATGGAATCCTAAGACCAGAATGTGCAGCAACAATTAAATTGTCTGCTTCATAATCTACCTAAATGGTTAAAATGGGGTATTCTATTATTAGATACCCCTTTTTTTTATGTCACCGATGGGCAAAGGCACTTACGGAAGCAAAGTAGGAAGACCTAAAAAATCAGATAAGAAAAAATCTAGTAAGGCTAGTAAGCTTATGGCTTTAAAACTATCAAAAAAAAAGTAAAGAACAATGGCTGTAGCTGCAACCACCGAACTTGAATGTATTAATATAATGCTCGCTGCTATAGGCGAAGCACCTATTAACACGTTGACAGGTACGTTACCAGTTGACGCTAAGATTGCACAAAGAACTTTAACTGAAGTAAATAAAGAAGTACAAACAGAAGGCTGGTCTTTTAATCAAGAATTTAATGTTGTATTTACTAGAGATGGAAGTAATCAAGTAGCAATAGCAACTGACATTTTAAAAATAGATACCAATATATATGACCACTCAACTCTTGATGTAATACAAAGAGGTTTAAAATTATACGACAGGAAAAATAATACTTATGTGTTTGATGAAGACTTAACTTGTCATGTTACCTACTTTAGAAATTTTGATGAAATCCCTGAACCTGCAAGAAGATATATAAATATAAAAGCTGCAAGAATATTTGTTGATAGAACTGTAGGAGATGATGGACTAAGAACTTATACAGCACAAGATGAAGCTAGAGCAAGATCAATTCTAATGGACACAGACTTATCAAATGCAGATCATAATGTATTAACAGGCGATCCAAATTTAAATAATCCTATTAATACGTTTACTCCTGCTGATGTTCTTAACAGATAACTATGGGAATTGTATCAAGAGCTATACCTACTTTATTGAGAGGTGTATCTCAGTCTTCTGATTCATCTAAACAATCAGACCATGCTGATATTCAAGACAATGCTGACAGTAATCCAGTAGTAGGTCTAGTTAAAAGATCTGGTATTCAATTTATTACAGCCTTAAGTACTTCAACTTTAGGTAATGTTCATATTCAAACTATTAATAGAGATACCAATGAACAGTATGTAGCTATTTTTAGTAATGGAAATGTAAAAGTCTATGACTTAGCAGGGAATGAAAAGACTGTAAACAAACCTGATGGCACTACCTACTTAAATACATCTACTCCTAGAGATGAAATAAAAACTGTTACTATTGCTGACTATACATTTGTTGTTAATACAAGTGTAGTTGCTGCTATGGACACAACTTTATCAAGTGGCAATATTACTCAAGCAATAATATTTGTAGAGCAGGTTTCTAATGATACTGTTTACTCAGTAACAGTTGATGGAGTTACAGTAACAGATGACACGACTAGCGACTCATCTCTAAGCACTTCACAAGTTGCATCCGATTTGCAATCAGGTCTTAACTCAGGACTGTCAGGATTTACTATTGCTAGAAATGGAAGTGTTATTCATATCAAGAAAACAAATGGTAGTAATTTTTCTATTGATGGAACTGACACTCAAGGTAATACACAATTAAAAATAGTTAAAAATTCAGTACAAAGATTTACAGACCTACCTACTGTTTCTCCTAATGGATATATTGTTGAAGTAAAAGGAGATGAGAATACTAATTTTGATAATTACTATGTAAAATTTGTCACCAATAATGGAGGTACATTTGAAGAAGGGCAATGGGAAGAAACTGTAGAAGCTGGCATAGAATTTAAATTTAATTATTCCACCATGCCACATATATTAGTAAGGCAAGCTGATGGTAATTTTAGATTTGCAAGAGTAGATGGTGATACTTATACCTTATCTGGAACAGATTATACTTTACCTAAGTGGGGAGAACGCACAGCAGGAGATGACATCTCTGCTCCAGATCCTACATTTATTGGTCGTAAAATAAATAACGTATTTTTCTTTAGGAACAGATTAGGATTTCTAGCTGATGACAATGTAATCCTATCTAACGTATCTCAATTTTTTAACTTCTTTCCTGACACAGTTTTAACTATTGTTGACTCACATCCTATAGATGTAGCTGCTTCTCATACTAAAGTTGCTATCTTAAAACACGCTGTAACTATGGGAGAACAGTTAATTCTATTCTCTGAACAGACGCAGTTTGTATTGTCTAGTTCATCAGATAGTTTAACTCCTCTAACAGCTAACGTACTTGTAGCAACTGAATTTGAATCTAGCGATCAAGCACAACCAGTAGGTAGTGGATCTAGTATTTATTTTCTAACTAAGAAAGGAAGCTTTGCAGGTATCAGAGAGTATATAACACAGTCAGACGTAACAATAAAAGATGCTGCAAACATTACTATTCATGTACCAAGACTAATACCAAGTAATATTTTTAAACTTGCAGTCTCTAATAATCAAGACATTTTAGTTTGCTTGGGTACTGATAATCCAAATAAATTATTTATTAATCGTTGGTTGTTTGGTCAACAAGGACAGAAAGTTTTAAATAGTTGGTTTACTTTTACTATTAATGAAAACAGGTCTATAAAGAATATTGATTTTATAGGTACAGATTTGTTTATGGTAATTGAAGAAGCCAATAAAGTTACTTTAGAAAAGCTGCCTTTTGAAACAGACTATAAAGAACCTAATGCTGAGTTTGAATATCACCTAGATCATAAAGTAACTGAAGCAACTACAGGTGTCAGCATTGCCTATAACAGTACTACTAAGAAATCTACATTTACTTTGCCTTATAGGTTAAGAGCAGATATGGATGTGGTAGGAAGATATTTAACACCAAGTGAAACCAGTACTTTTGTTGACCAGAATGGAGTAACAAAGACATTAAAACCAGCAACAATTATTCAATCAACAAACTTAACTAATGGATCTACTACAACAATAGAAGCAGATGGAGACTTTAGACTATCAAAATTTATAGTAGGAGAACCTTACGATATGCACTATAGGTTTAGTAAACAAAGGATTACAGAAACAGCACAACAAAATAGTGCAGAGATTATTAGTTCCAGAGTACAGCTACATCATTTCTATATTAAGTTTGAGAAGAGTGGTTTCTTTCAAGTAGAAGTAACACCTGAACATAGAGATACCAGTACTCATAAATTTAGTGGTCGTTTGCTAGGTGCTGCTTCATCTCTGATAGGCCAACTTAATCTAGAGACAGGAACATTTAGAGTACCAATAATGAGTAGGGCAGATGGTGTAGATATAGATGTAAAAAATAAAACATTCTTACCTACCTTATTAGCTAGTGCAGAATTTGAAGCTATGTTTCACATGAAGAGTAGGAGAATATAATATGGGGCATTTAAGAAAATGCACATTAAAAGATATGCTATACGTAAGTGATAACATGAGAGATATGGACAGGCTTGAAGCTGTATATCAAACAAATCAAGACCCTGATTCTGCAATTAAAATGGCTTATCTATCAAGTAAAACAGTTATGGCTATTTGTGGAGACAATGATAACCCTATTGGTATCTGTGGAGTAACATATAATGGTTGTATCTATATGGTTGCAACAGAAGAATTGTTTTCAAACGACAAATATAAAATACAATTAATAAGAGAAGGTAGAAAATGGGTTGATGAATTGCTTAAATCATATAAAATTTTATACAATGTAGTATATGCTGAAAATAAAAAGGCTATGAAATGGTTAGAAACTTTAGGATTTCAATTTATAAACTATCATAAAGAATATGGAGAACATAAAAAACCGTTCTATGAATTTATGAGGATGAGCTAATGTGTTTTGTAGCATTAGGAGCAGCATTAAGTGGAGGTACACTTGCAGGATCAGCCGCAGGATTATTTGGTGCGTCTTTAGCTCTTAGTGCAGGTACACAAGTTTTAGGTGCTGTACAAAAAAATAAAGTTGCTAGACAAACTGCATCTTACGCATATCAAGCAGCAGAAAGAACGGCTTTATCTGCTGACGCTGCTATGTCTGCACAACAAGAAGCGTTAAATGCACAGTTACAAGAAAGAAGGGCTGATGCTGCACAAAAAAAATTAGCAAAAACTGTAGAAGGATTGAAAGCTAGAGGATCAGTAGCAGCAAGAGAAGGTGTTTCTGGCAGGTTGTTAAATCTTATACAAATGGATGTTGATAGACAAGTTGCAGGTATGCGTGAAAGTTTATCACAATCATTAGAATCGGCAGAAGTGCAGTATGGTAGAGATGTCTCAGCAATAATTGCACAACGAGATAGCCGTAGAAATCAAGCTACGGATATAGGAAATAGAGGATATATGGAAGCACAGCAGCAATATCAAGGCTTATTGCCAACGATAGCTAATGTAGCTTCTTCAGGTCTGTCAACTTATATGGATATAGACCCAAGCAAATCACAATTCCAGACAACTTAAATGGCAGTACCAGAAGGTTTTCAATCAGCTACAACACCGAGAGATACTTTTGTTCAACAAAGTACTGTTGCTGCTATTAACATAACTGACCCTTTAAGTCAGGTTGCTACAGCATTGGCAACTATTGAACCTAAGTTACAGAAATTTATAGTAACTAAAATTGAAGACATTAAAGAAAAAGAAGTAGCTGAAGCACAACAAAAAGGATCAGCAGCAGGAAGAATATATAGTAAGACAGAAAAACTTTTATATCCCCAGAATGTAGAGATAGACGAGACTTCAGAAGACTACGCAAAATCCTTAAATGCTCTTAAGAAAAATCAAAAAGGTATTGATGTAGAAATTACTAGAGGAAAAAGTTTATGGTATAGCAACGCATATCAAGAAGCTAAAGCTATAACTTTAGGTAAAAACTTTGCAGTAGAACTTGAATCTAACTATGACACTTATAGAGTGCCAGACAAGGTTACAGGGGAAATGAAACCGCTATCGGCATATCCTTATCAAAGTGCAGAAGTACAAGATTACATTAGTTCGTTTAGAAATAAAAATGTTGAAGCAGCTAATGTATCAGAGTTTTATTTTAATAGATCATTTTTACCACAAATAGAAAAAGGAGTAAAAAACTTTGCAAAAGAACATGACACAGATCATGCTTACTACAAATTAGAAGAATACAAAAAACAGTTAAAAGAAAACTTAGGTTTAACTTGGACTTCGTATCAAATTAAAACTGCAAAGTTTGGAGATAAAGCAGACTTTAGTGCTGAAGCAAAAGATATTAGAGAGATAGTTGAAAACGTATCAAAAATATATCAAGCAGAAGATCAAGCAAAAATTTATGACGAAGTAATTATTCCATGGATTATGGATAGAGGTTTGTTAATGGCATCTATGACAGAAATGGGAGATGAAAGGTTTGATTTAGCTAGAGACTTTATAAAAAACTATGCAAACTTGTTTCCTAGAAAAATGAAAACGGAAACAAAAATAAATAAGAAAGGAGAAGTAGTAGTCAATCCAGTTTTGAAACGTGTAGTAAATGCAAAAGGCGAAAAGATGTTTGACGAGAAAGGTAAGCCTTTATTTGAAGCAGAATATTTTGACCAGAATGTTTTACAAACTAAAAAAAATTATGAGAGTAAATTAAATACTGCACTTAAAGCTATAAACGCTTTAGAAATACAAGATCAAAAAATAGGAGGAGATAAAGATTTATTAAAAGACAGACAGACAATAAAAACTCTTTTAAGAAAAGGAAAAGATATAACAGACGAAGATAGACAAACAATAAAAGAACTTGCTTCTAAAAGTCCAAAAGCACTTACATGGTTAAAAAACAATAGAGATACTTACAACCCTAACCCACTTGCAAGTTATAACCAGTTATATGCTGATTTAAGAGGAGGTAATCTTCGTGATGATGAATTGGCTTATGTAAAAATAGAAGACTGGTATAACAGTACATTGAAATTAGATGCTGATACTGCAAAGTTTAATAAGTTAAACGACATGGTAGATACAGAAGCTAACGAAGAAAGAGTTTATGCAGCAACGGGAGCAAAAGAAGTAGTGACTTCAAAAACAATTATTTTTAATACTTTATCTGATGAAACTAAAAATGATCCTGTTTTAATGAGCAAATTAAATACTGAAGTACAAGCAATAATTCCATACATGATGGATTACGCAGAAACTAAAAAAGTATTTACAGAAGGAGAAGCACCAAGATACCCAACAAAAGAAGAAATAGATGCTGAAAAAGAAAGAAGAAGAGAAGTTATGAATATTAATTTATTAGCTATACAAAAATACGCAAGCGATCAAGATGGAATAAACATGAGTATAGATAGTTTAACTCCTGAATTTAAACAACAGGAAAAAGACATAAATAAACAAAAAATAAAAGAAGTTTTAAAAAATTTAATTAGTAAGCAAGATATTGTAGGAGATAAAAGAGCAAAACCAAAATTAGAAGATTTAGAAATGGCTTATGATTATTTAGGTAAAGATGTAACTATTGAATTTTTATTAAATCAATTTTCAGGAGAAACAGAAAAAGCTAAGACAGGAGATATAGCTGCAAATGACAAAGAGAATTTAGCTAAATTATTAAATGAAGTAGAGTTGTCAGATCAAGATATAGAACAATATGGAATATTAGACTTATACGAAAATATAGGAGACAACATAACAAGGAAGTATTCAGATTTAACTGAAAGAATAAATAATTATAATTCTACGTTAGCTCGTAGAGAATTTAATCAATCAGTTGAAAGAGGAGACACTTACCCAGAAGGTAGTTTTAATGCTGACTCTAAGTTTGATGACAACTTTAATGCAGGAAATACAGGGGTAGTAACACCCCAGAACACTAACGAAAATGTAGAAGAATCAAATGTTTTAACTGAGACTCCGACTAAGACAGTAGATACCAACAAGGGCGGTAATGAAGTTAAAACAATTAATAATGTAAATTTATCTAAAATCTTTTCTGACATAATTGTGCCACCTGCAAATGCAGTAGAAGATGGAACATTACTTACTAACACAGGAGAAGTACCATTACCGATAGGAGCAGGAGACAACTTTATGAAACGATTTGATTTATATTTAAAGACTGCTTATGGATTTGATACTAATGACACTATCTATAAGGCTATGCCTAACTATATGAAGTCAAACCTGATGGGTTCTTTTCAAGATGAAACAGCACAAGAGTTAGGAACACAAGAAGAAACACCAACAGTAACAGGAGATTTCTTACCGACACAAGACTTATCTAAAGTACAGTCTGACATGACTTCAAACCTAGGTTTAAGAGATGGCAGTCTTATAGCTATGGCTTTACCTCCAAAAGGAACAGAAACAAAAGAGCAACAAGATACAAAAGTAGAAATTAGTAAAGACCAAAATAATGTAGTTCGTATGGAAACTAACTTTAAAACAATTTACGCTTTAGCTAAAGAAGTTGGTATTAAATTCCCAGAAGTGGTTGCAGCACAGTTTGGTGTGGAGTCAACGCATGGATTAAAAGTTACTGGTACAAATAATTACTTAGGTATAAAAGCAAGACCTGAAGATATAAAATCAGGTAACTTTACTGAAGTTGAAACATTTGAAGAGATAAATGGCAAGATGGTTAAACGTATGGAGAAGTTTAAAAACTTTACATCTGTAAAAGAAATGCTATTAGATTATAAGAAACATCATAATGACGATTGGTTTAATGGTTACAGCACTAGAAAAGGTACTATAAATGTAAATACTGCTGAAGAAGCAATAATACGATTAAAAGAAAATGGTTATGCAACAGACTCAGACTACGTTAAGCTAGTGACAGATGTTCTTAATGATGCTCGGAGAAATCCTCCTTTATATTAAATGTCTAACGAAATCAATACTCTCATCAGTACTTCAGGTAATGATGACCAACAAGCTAACATAGTAAATGCTGTTAATGAAGTAAACAATGAAGTCAAAGTCGGAGGAGATACTTATATTAATGAGAAAGAAACAGAAAAAGTTACAGAAGAAAAAATAATAAATCAAAAAGTAGAAGAACAAAAGCAAGAAATAGTTGAATCAAAAGTTAATCCATTAGACAAACCCGAAACAGAAGATACATCTTGGTTTGGTGGAGTCAAAAAATGGTATGACGAAAAATCAGCAGAGAACGAAAGAAAATACGCAGACTCTAAATTACAATTAGAAGAAAGTAAAAAAGCAGTACAGAAAACACTTACAGGTAAAATTGTAAGAGGGCTAATAAATGGTCGTATAGAAAGTATTAATGAGTTATATGCCTTTGGAGATGATGTTTTAGATTTAGTAATGGGAGATTTATATAATTCAAAAAGAGCAGATGATTTTGATTTAATAGGTTTTAAAGAAGGACATGATAACTATGGTTTTAAAAGTCCTATAGGTGGAGAATACTCAGAAGAAGTAGATGACGGATTATTAAGTGGTTATGGTCTAAGTAAAACAATAAGTCAATGGATTATACCAACAGGATTAGTAGCTAAAAGTTTAAAAAAATTAGGAGTAAAAAGATTTAGATATGCTATTGCAGGTGCAGTAACAGACGCAGCTTTAACAGATCCTTATGACGCTAACTTTTTTAATTTTATAGAAAAAAGATTTGATTTAGCAAATCCTATTTTAGATTTCTTAACTGCTCCTGAATCAGGGGAATCTAGTGTTGAAGACAGAATGAGAGGTAGGTTAATGTCTCTTGTTCAAGGTTTAGTAGTAGGAGAAGGAGTAATGGGTAAAGGTTTACCTGCTGCAACCAAAGTTATAAGCAAAGGAGGAAGAAGAACAGGTGCGTTTGCTAAACAACAACTAGCAAAAGCAAAAATGTTTAAAGAACTTTTTGGTATAAAAAGTATTACTGATTTAACAGGTAAAAAAGGACAAGAAGTTGTTGATTTTGTAATGGAAAAGTTTTATGAAATGAAAGCTAATCCTAAAAGAAGATCAGTCGTAATTGCAAAATTAAACGATATTATGCAAAAGAATGGAGCAGATATAAACAAAGTTGAATTAGACGAAATAGATGCAAATTTAATAATAAGTCAGGTTCAATATGAAAAGGCTTTAAAAAATAATAAAGCTATGCAAAAATATTTAACAGAAACATCAGGTGGTACAGGTAACTCATTATATGGAGTGCCTTTACAAAATTCAAAGATTACTCGAACATTTAATGCTAGAAGTTTATACAAAAACTTTTTTCAAAAAGATGGACAAATAGTTAAAAAAGGTGCGATATGGGAATACATTACTGCCAGATCAAAAGCAGTTGCAGAATTAAATAAAAAAAATGTAAGGAATGATAAAGGTTTATTTGAAAAAGCAAGGAGCCAACTACCTTTAGATGTTTATGACGCAGCAGCAGATTTTGTTGAAAAGTATGGAGCAGACGGAGAAATAGATTTACCTGCTGTAATTATTACTTTGAATGACATGATCTTGGAATCAGGTATTGTTGTTCGTGATCTTTCAATGCAGATGCACAATCAATTAAAACTGACGAAAGGAGGAATACAAAAAGGAGATGGGTACGACATATTAAAACAAGATTTATTTCATACGTTAAAATTTTACAGCGATCTTTTAAATGTTAAAGGAGGAACAAAAAGCGTTTTAGGTTCTTCTCTAAGGGTTGTAAATAAAACTTCAGGAGACTTAGTAGAAGGAGCAACAGGACAAGTTAAAGGATTAAAAAATTATCTTGAATCAAGTAATCAAGATAAGGTTTTAGCTGATATGGCTAACGCAGATGATGTAGCACTTGAAGCAATAGAAGATCCATTACAGTCATTTACCGTAGAGCAGATTATGAAAGCTGCTGATTCAGGTAATACAAAAGCTTTAATGAAACTTACTCGTCAACTACATCTTGCAGCTACAAACCCAAGAGCTATGAAGATGATCTTACAAGCACAAAAAGGTAATAATGTTATAAAAATTACTAACGAATTATTTATAAATTCAATTTTATCTAGTCCAATAACACATCAAGTCAATATGTTGTCGACTGCTTTAAATACAGCAGTACGCCCATTTATGAAAGTTGTAGGTGGTGGATTTGAGATAGGAGAAGGACTTTTAAAAAACAATGAAGGTCTTAGTTCTGAAGGTATGGCAACTGTTAAAAGAGGTTTAATGGAAATGTATTATATGTCGGTTGCAACTTTTGAATCTATGAATATGGCGGGTAAATCATTTATGAATAATGCAAATATTTTAGATGCAACAAACCAAACTGTAGACATATCAAGATTAAATCAAGTTGATGTAAGCGGAAAAGGATTTTTTATAAAAGGATTACATGGAACTTATACTTTGCCACAAAGATTTCTTATGGCAGAAGATGAATTTTTTAAGCAAGTAAATTTTAGAGCCTATGTTAAAGCAAAGATATGGGAAAGAAGTCTAGGGAAAAAATTTGCAAACAGGTCTGAATATGAAAAATATGTCAACAATCAATTTAATTCAATTATTGATGTTGTTAATAAAGAATCAATGACAGGTAAATTATCTAAGCAAAATTCAAAATTATATAAAGAAGCAAGACAGTATGCTAACGAAGCAACATTTACAGAAGATTTATTAAATGGAACTTCAGGTAAAACTGTACAAAAAATAGTAAATCAAAATCCAATACTACGTCAGATAATACCTTTTGTTAGAACACCATCTAACATAATGAAGCAGTTTGCAAAAACTACACCTGTTGGTTATCTGTTAAAAGATAACGCTTGGGCTAAACAACATCTAGCTTTTGTAAGGGAGACTGCTGAAGATTTTGCTTCTGATGATTCAGCAGTTAGAGGTATGGCAAAAGGAAGAATGATAGTTGGTAATTCTATGCTTACTATGGGAGTTTTATTTGCTAATAATCTTAATGACCCTACAGCTAAAGTTGCAATAACAGGTGGTTTACCTGCTAATAAACAAGCAAGAGAAAAATTATTAGCTACTGGATATTTACCTTATGCTTTTAGATTAAGAGCTACAGAAGAAGATATAGCCAAGTATGGAGCAGAAGGAAAAGCGTATGAAGTAATAAACCATCCTGAACACCCTGACGTTAAGTTAGTAAGAGGAGAAGATGGCAAGTTAGCTTACAGATACATTAGTTATAAGAGACTTGACCCTTACGCTATGTTCTTAAGTTCAGTAGCAGACTTATCAAGAATAGGTGGATTATTAGGAGAAGAAGGACAAATTGAAAAAGATGGTTTGTATCAAGTAATTATGTCTGCTATGTATAACAATCTTGGAGATAAGTCATACTTGCGAGGTATGACAGAACTGTTTAAAGTGATGAATAATGAATCTACTTTAAATGGTTACTTAATGAATAGAATTGCTACTTTAGCTGTACCTTTAAGTGGTTTACAAAAGAATGTTAAGACTGCAATTAACTCAGGAATGTTTGATGAAAGTAAGTCAGGCAATATCAGAATGGATAGAAAGGTTGCTAAAGGACAATTCTTAGATGAAGAAGGACAACCAGATGCAAAGTTTGCACCTTTAGTAATATTCCAAAGACTATTAAATGAAATTGCAGGTAAAACAAGTTGGGGTAATGCTGAAGCAAGACCAATGCAACATCATATTACAGGTAACTTTATGAAAACTCCTGTAGGTTTTGGAGCAGGAGAAATGAATTTAGTTACTGATGGTTGGTCACAGAAAACAATGACTAATAATGATCTAGTCTTGTCTGCTATAAATGCTCTTGGCGAAGAATATGCACCACCAACAGATGTTTTAATTCCTAAGAATGACTTTACTAATGGAATATTTTTAGATAAAACTGAAACAGCAAACTTAATAAGTGCAACTGCTTTTGTTTCTTTGTATTACAACGGAAAAAGACAAAGAATGTATGACGCTATGAAACAAGTTTTAGAAAGTCGTTTTGGACAAATATCTTTAAATAAAATTAGTAATTTAAAAGAAATGAAAGGGGAAATTAGTGCAAAAGATAGAGCAGAAATGGCAAGAATAACAGGTAATGATTTTTATTTAACAGCAGATTTTAATGACAGAATGAGAGTTGATTTAATAGATAAAGCAAGAAAAGATTTAAGTGAGATTTTAGGAAAAATACATACTTATTACAAAAAAGGAGCTAAAAAAGCATTTATAACAGGCGAAGGATTACCAAAAGGTATAGACCCTTTAAGTAAAGAAAAGAAAAAACAATATGAAGATTACAACAGAAAGCTATTATTATGGGAAGGAGGTGAACAAAAAATGAACACTACTGAAATGCTTAAAGGTTTTATTAATTATTAACTATGGCAACTAACACCACTAATACGTTTACTAACCATACAGGAAACGGAACAGAAGTTAACTATTCAATTAGTTTTGAGTACATTACTACTTCTGAAATAGTTGTAACAGTTGCAGGAGTTACTAAAACATTAGGTACTCACTATACAGTTAGCGGATCAACAGTTACTTTTACTGTTGGTAATGTTCCTGCTAATAGTGCAGCAATTAAGTTTCAAAGAAATACAAATATAAGTACAAAAGCTATTGACTTTCAAGATGGAAGTGTTCTTACAGAAGCAGATTTAGATAGCAATACTAACCAAGTATTGTTTGCTCAACAAGAGATTATTGATAAATTAGCAGGTATAGAAGAAGGAGCTACAGGAGATCAGACAAATGCAGAAATTAGAACTTTAGTCGAGAGTGCAAGTGATAGTAATGTCTTTACAGACGCAGATCATACTAAATTAAATGCAATAGAAGCTTCTGCAACAGCAGACCAGACAGCAGCAGAGATTAGAACACTTGTAGAAAGTGCTAGTGATAGCAACGTGTTTACTGATGCTGACCATACTAAATTAAATGGTATAGAAGCTAGTGCAACTGCTGATCAAACTGATGCTGAGATAAGAACAGCAGTAGAAGCAGCTACAGATTCTAATGTCTTTACTGATGCTGACCATACAAAACTAAATGCTATAGAAGCAGGTGCTACAGCAGATCAGACAGTATCAGAAATCAAAAGTCTTATAGCTGGCAGT